TAGTGGGATGAATGCATAACCATTTTCTTCTGCATACTTCTTAGCATATAAGTTTAAGTTAGGCATTGCTGCGATACGTTCAAAGTGTACCTCTGCTCCACGCTCTATACAACATGCTTGATGATGTGATATCTGTTTAGATGATGGCATAAACAATACTATCTTCTTACCATGTATCTTTGCTACATCACATAGAGATACACCAGCAAGTCCTACTCTTGGTTGTACATAAACTAGTGTATCGTTTGGGATCTTGGCTGCAAGCAAATCTCCAGCTCTTGTCTTTGTACCAACGATAAGATCATCACGTACCACTCGTACACCTTCATGTTCAATGACAACTGGATCTGGGTTGTACGGTGTCCATCCTTCACATAGAGATAAGTAATATTCTTTGGCTTCTGGCCATGTCATCATACCTACTTCTTTGTTTACGCCTTCAACATATGTTCTCATGTTCTTCTCTTAAAATACCTTCTCCATAATGCAGATCTAACTATACTTACTGCGGTGAATATCAACGTGATACCCATACTATCCCAAATTGTGGGATGTAGACCAAACCATGGGAATATGATGATCTGTATTAATAATGATAATATGAACCCACTGCCAACATCAATAAAACTTTCTACGAAGTGGTTCATTCTACCCTTAAGCTAAATGTTTCAGGGAATATCCATGAATATGGTATGCGTTTGGTGGGTGACTTAACACCATGTGATATAGCTATATGCTTATACATGAAACATGTTTTATCCTCCACGTTTAACCATTTTTGCTCTCTCATAGGATTGCGAGGATCATTTACTAATATATTCATTTGCTCAAGCCACATATGTGCATGCTTATTCTTAGGTATGAACTGACCATCAGGATCGATCTCATACTGTACCTTACCATTAAGGTTAACGCCAAATATCTGTGCCATCCCATCAAAGTGTCCTGTACCACCAAACAATACTGACTCAGGATCTACGATATCAGGATATGCCATGGCCATGTATCTCGCAGTGTTCTTACATGGATATAATGGACTCCTAAAGTTTTGTTCTGTCTTGAAGTACTTCTCCAATAGTTTTGCATACTCCATCATCGTGAATGGTCGTTCTAATCTATGTCTATGCTTATCAAGAAACTCCCACATGTCTTCAGCAGCTTGTTTAGGACCATCGATCAACCAATCCTTAACTAATGTATTCTTAGGATAGTAGATTTGGAATAGGTCGTTACGTGCATGTCTGTTCTCTTTGAAGTGTTCACGTAGATTCTCTGGACCTTGATACATCAACCGTGTTAGGGTTCCCCAATGTTCATTACTAAATGAGAACGTTAGTGTGTACCACAATCTTAACTTAGGATCTGTGACCTTCTTCATGATATCGCAAAATGGATGTTCATGCCAATGGAGTCTATGAGAAAAGATCTGGTAGTCTTCAGCTAATAATTGATCACGTCTGAGATCAAACTCTTGACAGAACTCAAAGAACTTATCTAATCTTTTTTCGAGCGGCCAATCCTTCATCCAAGATTCTGTAGGCTTACCATCTTTTAATACTACAGGACTTGTACCTTTATAGGTAATATTTCTGTATTCTACATTTTCAATGAATCGAGCTAGAGTGTTTTGCATAGTTCCTTATACTGTTCTACTGTCATGTTGTTTGCTTTAATAATAGTGTCATCTGATGGATGAGCAGTCATGTTATTAAATGTATCTACTAGTCCTAGTTTTAACATAGCTTCTTGTCTACCAAATGGATGGTCTTTAATACGACATGATGACCACACTGAATCAAAGTCGAGATGATTATAGTCTGCACCCGGTCTAACATAGTTTTCTACCCAACGGATGAAGTCACAGCACACGTCTTCTGCATTGTACGGATATGCACCAGTCTCTACGTAGATCCGTTCCATAACTTGATCTAAGAACTGTTCAGGTTTCATCTTAGTTAATGGTTTAGCAAGGTATGATATGCACTCTACTGCATTTGTGCCATAATAGAAAGGCGATGTCTTATCAACATATTGTGGATACCAGTCTGCGATGTCTGCTACGACTGCTGCATATTGGAAATGATATTGACGTAGATCGTTCTTAACGTTCCACTCTAACATGAAGGAACCGATCTCTCTTAATGAACGTTCTCCACCAGATTCTAAATATTCTGCTAGCTCTCTTGCTAATCGCGGTGCATACTCTGACAGGTAATAGTCTCCACCTTTCTTGTATCGACCACTTTCAGGTGGTTTAGGAAATGCTGGGAACTGGTAGCCAACTGATGTATAGAAGGATGATGGATAGTTGTTCACCATCTCGATCATGTCTTCAATGTTCTTGCAATTGTGTAGACCAAACAGTATGGTATTATGGTATCCACTAGGTTTTGTACTATAATTAATTGCAGAACCACATACACGATGGAGGATGAAGATGTACAGCCATTCAGGCAACTTAAAGTCTGCATGCTTGCCTGTCCAGTTATGTGCAATTATATCACGCTGAGATGTTATCTTACCAGCTTTCATCTTTTCCCAATATGGGTGTTCAGGTGTCCATCCATAAAAGCAATCGTTGACGATCTGAGAAAACCCTGCATACTTACGTTCAACCACATCGTATAATTCAACATGATGTAATAGATCGTCATTCATGTCTGATTCTGCATGTGGTGTCATGCCGTACGGAGCATTAAGAGATACATTACACTTTTCTTGTTGATCTTTTGCAAGGTTAAAGTATCTTATGTACTCATCATAGTATTGTGTTATCTCAATCATTTAGATAGTCTCTTAATCTGTTTAACATCTGCTCTTCATATTTAGGATCATTTAAGTTTCTATTGCGTGGAGATGGATGATCTATCTTATAGTGTGGTATATTATACTTCTTACATACCCGTTCTACAAACCCGCCTAGTGCGATGATCTTCTTTCGACCATGCGTTACAGTATATAGTTTTTTATATTGTACATCTTTGATATCATAACTATTGATCTTATCAGGTATCACGTTATGGAATGCAAAAGCATGGACATCCACAGATTCAAGCCATTTGCATAGACGTGAATAAGTGCCATTCTTATTTGGTTTGGTATTTGAAGATGGACATTGTCCTAAGATCAAGATATCATTAGAAGATCTATCACCTTCAATAAAGTCTGGCACTGATTTCATAATATAATTATATCCCAAAAGGGATTAAAAGTACAGTTATTTTGGAAGTTGACTTGCGTCTGCTAATACGATACCAGATCCATAGATGCGGTTGTATTCGCTTAATAGTTCTTTCTTAACGTCAGTGACTGCTGCGATTGATGAATGGTATATTGCGATAGTACCATCATGGTAAGGCATAAAAGGCGAGAACCCAACAGATACTGTGCCTTCTTTTGTTTGATGATATACTAGTGTGACACCATTTTCAATAACCATTGCACCTTCGCCTGAAGATATAAGGCCACAAATGATCTCTTCTCCACTAGTAAATTTGATTAGTTTAATATCTGCCATCTTCCTCATCCTTTAAAATTATAAATTCAATAAAATTTGCTGCTTCTTCTAAATCGCTAAAGTGTTTAACAAAGAACTTATCTACATCCATCATGTGGTTACCTACAACGACCACACTCATGTGTTTAAGTACTGAGATCTTTAGCTGATAGTTACCTCTCCGTAAGAACGGATAGGATACTAAATCTTTTGTCAAATGTTTCATCATATATTTATGAGAGGGGAGATTGCTCTCCCCTACCCGTTTAACTATCTAAGTTATCTCTTTCAGCTAATAACTCTCTAACCCGTTCAATATTGGCAGCTGGTGGTAAACCGTCTGTAATCTCGATTGTGCGAGGCTTCTTAGAGTCTGGAATGACATTCTCAAGAGCGATACGTAAGATGCCATTTTCAATTTCAGCTGAGCCGACAACTTCTACAGTGTCTGCTAGTTTAATAGTTTTAACGAATGATCTTGTACCGATACCCTTGTGTAGATATTGTACTTCAGGAATATCTGTCTTCTTTTGTCCTTTGATTTCAAGTAGTCCATCTTTAAGGGTGATAGTTACCTCTTGTTTATTAAAGCCCGCGATAGCTAATTCTACGATGTAATTATAGTCATCGACTTTAATAATATTGTGAGGTGGGAATGTTGAAGCTGGTGCTTGAGCATGCATTAGAGCGTCTAGCTCATTGATGATGTTGTCAAAACCAACTGATGATGGCCAAATAGGGCCAAATGAAACGTTTGTTGTTCGCATTTTTTTCTCCTTAATTAAGCGAGTTTAACAAAATCCTGCCCCCGAAGGCTGCAGGTTTGGTAAGAATATCCTACCAAATTTTATTTATAATACTTTTATCATCCAACAGGGGATTCTTGTTTGAGGATGCTCTACTTGTATTAATCTATCACCAGATATATTCATTTCATCTATGAATTGTTTTACACCAGCCTGTACTGATGTGGCTTCAAAATCATGTCCAGCCAAGATACCACCCGATTTCATTTTAGGCCACCAGTTTAGACAATCTTGCCTCACCGATTCTTCGCTATGATTTGCATCTATAAACATAAAATCTAATGAATTATCTGGTATTAAATCTTTTGCTTCATCAGAAGTTTTTTTATAAAATGTAATCTTATCTTTTTTATCATAAGCTTCTAAGTTTTCTAAGAACTTATTACCAACCGATACCATTAGATCATGTTCCATATTACCATGGCCACAATTAGGACCCCAATCTTGATAAGCTTCATGTGGATCTATAGCATAATAGTGTTTAATATTTGGGCAATTCTCTAACATATAGATTGAATTTATACCAAATGCTACACCAACCTCTGCAGCTATAACATTATCACCCATTGCTTTAATCATTGTAGCAAATTCACCCGATGATGCAAGAGCACCGCGTTTATAGTCTTCTGTTTCTAAGACGTCTTTGAGGGGCTTTGAATATCTTGAGTCTTTAAACATTCTTGTTCCTTTTCTATTTTTCTATTTTCCGGAATTAGGCCCCATCCTACCATTTTATCCCATTCTTGTTGGGTGTATTTATAGTCTTGAGTCATCGATTATATCTTGAAGAGCTTGATTGATTGGCTTATAACCATAATAGTGAAGTTTCTCAGCTTTACGATCTAGAAAGTCTCGTCTCTTTTCAATATCACGAGCTCTATATGTAGCTTCAAGGATCATCGTATAACGATTACCTTCGCGGGTTTTTTCATGAGCTGCTAATACTGCAGCGATGTCTATTCTTGGTAATTCAGCTTTCTTTTTGTGCTGTTGCATTCCACTGTCCTCCATAATAACGTTCAAGTTTACCTTCATGGTTAAGTCTCTGGTCTCCGTTTTGCGGAACATCAAGCTTAACTGACCAGTCTATAGCATCAAAGTTCTTATCAAATTCTTTTGTAGCCGTCTTAGATAAGATACTATCGCCAGTAATATCGTTCTTTGCCGCCATTATTTTGGCAACTTATCTTTTTTAGGTCTGCCTTTTGATTCTTTTTTCTTATCACGGTTACCCATAATCTTCTCCTAATATAATTTTTTTGGTGGTTGTGTTGATGCTACTTTTTTGAGCCATCGTTTCTTAGCTTGACTCTTAGCTTTCTTACGAGCA